GGGGCCGTCAGATTCGACACCTTATTTCCCCATCGTATTAACCGCATTATATCATAACGTACATCACATCCATAAAACTGCACAACTGGCACCCATCCATTTTGTGTACTTCCTACAAACCCGAAAAATCGCTAAAATAATGCTTGACAAATAAGCACTCGTCTGCTATACTATAATCAGAAAGAGGGAAAACAAACCTCAATCTAATGAACCTACAAAACCGAACAAAACAGAAAGGATGTTAAACCATGACAAAGTACATCACCAGAACCGTAGAATCCTACACCTACAATTTCGGCATCATCCAAGGAACAAGCATCACGCACGTTGGCTCCTATGACGCCGACAACAAGCTGGGCGAGAGAGCGGTCAAGAAGATCGCCAACACCTTCGTAAAGGGTGCTATCTGCTACAGAGTAGACACTCACGACAATCTCTACCGGATGCCTATAGACTTCTTCCTAGCCAACGCTGAGAGGGTCGAGAAAGAGGAGGACATGTAATGATATTCGTAAAATGGCGCATTGATGGCGAGGAAGACTCAACCTGCACTACGTTTGAGCTATATGATTCTCTAATAACAGCCATAGCAAATCTTCACGGCGAATTGATCAGCGTAAAAGTGATATCTATTTAAGGAGGCCAATTAAAATGAAGCGTCATATCATCGTTGAAACAACCGATCTAAAGCATTGCCTGATAGCCGCCAATTTCTTTAGGAACTGCAACACAGCCCTATATTTAATCCGCCAGCGTGGCTTATGGCAATTAAGTGCCCGGTATTAACCGGGCACTTTTCATGCCCATACACCCCACTTGTTAAAATTTTAACAATCGAACATTTGTTCGCACTCATGGGCCGCCTCCGGCATCGACTAACCCGCCCCAACCTACCAATTTAATTGGTAGGTTTAACATCGAACACCCGGTTAGCGTAAGCTAACACTACTTTACACAAACCCATGAAAATTCCGCATGTCGTGTTCATAACTAGTTCACATTTTCTTGCTACAATACATTACAGATAGGAGGACAAACCCAATGAAATACATCACAAGAGAGCGAGCCGTTAGCGCCTTCCGATTTGGGAAGCACATTCCGCCCAAGTGGTACATGGACCTATTGAACCGTGGAAAAGTGTTTGCAAGTAGAGAACACAGCGAAAAAGGTGTAGAACTAAAACTAAAAATAGTATTACCCGGCAAGACATGCCTTGCAGTCCCCGGCGATTGGATTCTATTAGACCCCGAAGGCAAAATAAGCGTGCTTTCCCATGATGAATTTGTACGCACATACAGGGAGGTAAACGATGGATGATTATGCTGTAGGAAGATTCAAAGCGTTTTATAACCTCATTATTTACGGCTACGATGCAATGAACTCACCTCAGGTGGTAAACTCCAGTTGCCGTAATAACCAGGAACAAGAGGAGGGCTACAATGCAGGAATAGCAGAAATTGCACTTAATCGTGAATGCATAAAGGCATATATTGAAAGAAGAACTACCGAACGATATTTAGACGCATGCACAAAACGAAAAAGAAATGATCGTACTGAATAAAGGGTAATAGGGTTCCTAAAAGCCCGTAAAACTATTTCACATATGACCTAGAGCGCACAATAGAGCGGAAAGAAAAAGATTGCGCAAGAGTTTCGCAGAAGAATCCATGCTTAACCCTTCCTAGCCGGTCTGTGGGTTATCAGGCCGGACCCCACGGGGTAAACCCGCTCCCTCTAATCACAAAACGAAAGGAAGTGAACACTCCCTCCACAATTCAATACGTCGAAACGGTACATTTTTAACAGTACAGAGGGAAGCGAGCAAAATCCCCGCGATTCTAAATTTAAAGAAAGCAAGAACTTGAACAGGAGGAAAAACCATGGCAAAGTACATGACCAGAACAGTAGATACTTATATCTATCATCTGGGGAACATCGAGAACAACGGCGATGCAACTACCATTATCCCCGTAACTGACATTTCCAGCGAAAAGAAGCTGGGCGAGCGAGAGACAAAGAAGCTTCTGAAAGAGCATGGCGCACAGATTGTATATAAGATCGACAACGTGCCTCATACTTACCGACTGCCCCTTGACAAGTTCATGGAACTGGCCGAAGAAGTACCCGCAAAGAACAATCAGTAAACAATCATATTTTAGGAGGAAATAACAATGGATATGAATAAGCAGATGCAGGCGTTCACCGGCTCCGAAACTTCCGACATGTTTGTTAGTTTCGACCCCGCAGCTCCCGATGATAAGATCAAGCTGTACAACGCCATCAACGCCCCTGAGACCCGTATTGCAGACATGGTCAACAAGCCCATTTGCCTGACCGATGTTATCATGGTCAAGTGCAAAATCAACGACCGTGGCCGGTCCGCTGAGCGTGATGCAATCCGCGTTATCTTGATTGATGATAACGGCGAGACATATGCGGCCACCTCTTCCGGTATCACCAACAGCGTCCGCAACATCTTTAACATTTTCGGCACCCTGCACTTCCCCGAGGGTCTGAAAGTTACCATTGAGCAGATTAAGACCAGCAACGGGAACACCCTGACCATGAAGCTCATGGCCTAACAAATGCGTCCCGTTATTCAATCTAGGGAGGGGCGCAAGCCCCTCCCTTTAATTAAAGGAGGTGTAAAATGGCATCCCGCACAGTATCCGAAAACACAAGCCGCATCTTAACAGAGGGGGCCGATTTTATCTCAAAGAAATTTCGCCTACCATGTGAGATCGACCCAGACGCGGCTTTAGTTCTAGCTCAAATTGCAACATTTGGGAAGGGGGTCAGGGTATGGCACGGAGGAAAAGAGGTACAACAGGATCAGCTGAAAATAAAAGTGTCTATAACCCAACAGAACAACAACTGAAAAAGCTACAAAGCGAGATAAAGAACTACAACAGGCGTTTACAGAGCGCAATTAAAAGAACATCTCCAGAACTAAGAGAATATTTACCACCGAAACTTTCATATACAGAGGAAGCAGGTAAAATAAAATCAGCAAAGGGATTTAAGCGCAGAATAGAGACCCTACAGAGATTTGATAGGGCCGGACTTGAGCTAACAACCTTTGAAGGCCGCCCAATAGCAAAGGCATCGCTTGACCTGTTAAAGCGCTCAGTGGCAGAAGAGAATAGACGGCGCAAAAAGCGACTTGCCACACAGGCAGAAGCACAAGAGCGTTTAGGTAGATTTCCTACTCAGCCCGTATATGGCACAAGGCCAATAACACTCTCAAAAATAATAGCAGACGAAGAAAAGCGTAGGAAAATAGAAATAGACTTCCTAGAGCCCTCAGAAGCCGACCCACTAACAGAAGCATACAGGCAAAATTACATTAGGCATGTATATGAAGCCATGCAATTATGGAACATGACAAACGGAGAGGACCCAGAAGTAACTAATCTTATAATGCAAATCATAGGCTTAGTATCAAGTGTATCAAAAGAAGTTATCGACGCTTCAATAGGCATACCAGAAACAAGGATAGACATAGTTTCAGACTATGAGTTATTCATGAATAACCTAGCCTACATACTGGGACTTTGGGAAAGCCTATGATATGGGAATATATGCGGCTGACTTTGAAACAACCACAAATCCTGATGACTGCCGGGTGTGGGCGTGGTGCATTTGTGATATCTATAACATAGATGAAACTATAGAATATGGAGAAACGATTTATAGCTTCATAGAATACATATCAAACTTACACGGCAAAATATACTTCCATAATCTGAAATTTGACGGAACATTTATAGTAGACTATTTACTAAAACATAATTTTGAGCACTCACAGGAAAGGAAGATATATCACAATGAATTTAGTACCCTGATATCAGATATGAGGCAATGGTATCAAGTCCGCTTTGTGCCGGACAGGGAATCAGGCGTAGAGGATGAAATACAAATAACAGATTCACTAAAAATCCTTCCAATGCCCATATCTGACATGCCAAAGTCTTTCAACATTGAAGAGAAGAAGCTAAAAATTGACTACAAGGCAGATAGAGAAATAGGGCATGAATTGACGCAGGAGGAGAAAGACTACGTTGCGCACGATGTTATAATCTTAGCAAAAGCGCTAAAATTTATGTATGACCACAATCAAACAAAACTTACAACCGGGTCAAACGCATTAAACGATTACATACACAGGCTAGGAAAAGAAGAGTATAAAGTAAGATACCCAGAACTAGACCTACCCACCTTCACAGATTTCAAGAAAGCGTATAAGGGTGGCTTTACCTATGTAAACCCAGCATACAAAGACAAGGAAGTAAAAGAAGGAGCAGTATTTGACGTAAATTCGATGTACCCGTGGGCAATGAAAAATTGCTTACTTCCTTATGGAGAGCCTGTATATTTCCCAAAGAAATACAAAGAAAATCCAATGTACCCTCTATACATACAATGCATATTATGCGAATTTAAGCTAAAGCCAAATCACTATCCATGCATACAGATAAAAGGACATTTCATGTACCACGACACGGAGTATTTAACACAATCAATAGAGCCAACCTACTTATACTTAACAAGCGTAGATGAGAAGCTAGTATTCGATCACTATGACGTTAATGTAATAGAGTGGTGCGGCGGATACATGCTAAAAGGAACGCACGGCCTATTTGACGAATACATAGACTATTGGTACAATGAAAAGACCGAAGCCAGAATAGAGGGCAATCCCGGGCGCGAGAAAATAGCAAAACTAATGCTAAATTCCTTATACGGAAAATTTGGGTCAAAGAAAAGAGGAAAATCTTGCATCCCGTATCTAAGAGAAGATGGAAGAGTAGGATTTAAACTATCAGAGGAGGAGATAAGAAAAGGCGGCTATATTCCTATGGCGTGCTTTATAACCGCCTACTGCCGAGACAAGATAATCCGAGGTGCACAGATATGTGGAGATAGATTTATCTATGCAGACACAGATAGCTTACATGTAGCAGGTACAGAACCGCCGGAAGGGCTGTGGGTGGACAACAAAGCCCTAGGGGCATTTAAGTTAGAAGAAACATTCATAAGAGCTAAATTTATACGACAGAAAACTTACCTAGAAGTAACACTAGGAAAAGACTATCAAGAAAAAATAAACATAAAATGTGCCGGTATGCCTAAGAACGTTAAAGATGCAATAACTGAAAGCGAATTTATCGAAGGAGCAGTATTTGACGGAAAACTCCTTCCCAAAATCGTCCCCGGCGGCGTCATTTTGAAGGAGACAACCTTCAAAATAAAAAAGGCAAAAGGGGTTGACAACTCGCTTTCATTATGATACAATACCATAGAGGGGTCCTTGCTTTCCTAGTGTCCCCGTCCGGGGCACCGGGGCGAAGAGCCTTCCCGGGTGGGAATTGGCGGTGGTGTGCTGACACAGTGGAGGGCAAGGATTTCCCTTATTTTACAGAGGTGATAAAGTGGACACTAAGGACACGTCCATGTATTACAATGCAGATGACACGCTCTCAAGAAACAGGTTATTTAATTTTGTTGTAGGCGCTCGTGGAGCTGGTAAGACCTACGGAGCCAAAAAGAGGGCAATTAAAAATTTCATCGAAAAAGGCGAACAATTTGTATATCTTAGAAGGTACGACACAGAAATGCCTCAGTCACAGATGCGAAACTTTTTCGATGATATCATGCAGGAGTTTCCGGACCACGAGTTTAAAGCGGATCGTGGGTTATTCAGGATAGACAAGGAAGTCGCCGGGTGGTATTTCCCACTGTCAAAAGCAGTAATGCTTAAATCAATGCCGTTCCCAAACGTCACCTTGATTATCTTTGACGAATTCATCATTGGAGCAGGAGCATACCGCTACCTTCAAAATGAAGTCGTGACCTTCCTTGAATGTTACTCAACAATATCAAGAGACAGAGATGTCCCAGTATTATTCTTGAGTAACGCCGTTACATTCAGTAACCCTTATTTCCTATATTTCAACCTATCATTAGAGAAAGGGCAGAAAAGAAAGCTACTAAAGGACATCCAACTAGAGACAGTTACAAACCCAGCATACGTAAACCACGTAAAACAGACCAGATTTGGACGTCTGATAGACGGAACAGAATATGGGTCCTATTCAATGGACAACGAGTTCTTGCTAGACACGGATTCATTCATTGAAAAGATGGTTACAGCCTGCTTCTATGTTACAACGATACTAATAGACGGCTTCAAAATTGGCGTGTATAGGGACATGAACTCTGGTATTTTCTATCTATCAGAGAAAACTGATGACACAAGAAAGATAACAATAAGCCTAACATTAAACGACCATAACAATTCAACCGTATTAGCCACAAGGAACAACATAGTTATCAAAGGTATAATGGATGCTTTCTCTGCCGGCATGCTGAGATTTGAGACACAAAAAGTAAAGAATTTAGCATGGCCCATTCTAAGAAAGCTACTATAACAAATGGAGGGTTACAAAATGGCATACGAATTTACACAGGATTCTTTCCGGCAGTTCTCTGAGGAAGTTATCTCCGCGGGAGGAGATCAGGCCACCTTAACGACTTTATTGAGCCAGATGCAAGACGTTATCATTGATAATATCGGAAAAATGGAACAGCTTACGCAAAACAATGAGAACGTCACCAAGGAAAATGAACGGCTCAAGAGTGCAAATATGGACCTGTTTCTGAGGATTGGTTCTCAGGCTGATGCCATTGAGAACAAGGCCAAGGAAACCGCCAAAGAAGAGCCGGTTGGAGTTGACGATTTTCTAAAGAATATCTATAAGGAGGATAACAACAATGGCAACTAAGAACAACCCTATTGCTAGCCCTGAAATGATGAACGCAATCCGCAATGATGCGAGTGACGCCTATAAGGCCGCTGTACCTGTAGCCACTCCCGCAAATCTGGCTGACGTGGGAAATCCCATCCTTGCTTATGATGCAATGGCAAACGAGTTTCTGAGTGCGCTTGTTAACAAGATCGTTGCTACAATCCTTTACCGCAAGATGTGGAACAACCCTCTGTCTATGCTCCGTAAAAACGCTGAGCCTCTGGGAGTTGACGTTGAGGAAGCCCACGTGAATCCGGCTACCGCTCAGGCATATGACGGTACTGAAACCGGTATGGCCGCAGTTCTGAAAATGACAAAGCCCGATGTGGCCGCCGCGTGGTATCGGCTGAACCGTCAGGACAAATATCCCGTGACCATCAACAACGAACAGCTTACAAACGCTTTCGTCTCCTGGAACGCCCTTGAAAACCTCATTCAGGGCATTGTAGACAGCCTTTACAATGCGAACACCATTGATGAATTCAAGTACACTAAACAGTTAGTTGTTGATGCAATCACTGATGGAAAGCTGAAAACAGTTACAGCAGTAATGCCCAACAACGAGGCCACCGGCAAGCAGTTCCAAGTACAGCTCCGCAATATGTCCATGCTGTTCACATTCCCTTCCAGCGCCTACAACAACTACAAGCTAATGGGCGGCACCGGAAACGACCGCGTAACATGGAGCCCCATCGAAGATCAGTTGATCATCATCCGCGCGGATGTAGCCGCAAATATCGGAGTTGAGGTACTTAGCGCGGCGTTTAATCTCAGTTACTCCGATTACCTGGCCAGACAGATTATCGTTGACGATCTGGGAGCCGATGGAAAGACGCTGGCAGTGCTGGCAGACACCAAAACATTCCAGATTCGCGAAAAGCTCCGCCGTTTCACCACCTTCTATAACGGCTCCGCGATGAACTGGAATTATTGGTTGCATGCGTGGGATACCTTCTCTCTGTCTCCCTTCCACAACTGCGTGGCCCTCCGCACAGCGTAAGAGCAATTTAGGGAGGGGCGCAAGCCCCTCCCGATAGAAAGAAGGTGAAACCATGGCATTATGGAGACCCGATACAACTATATATCTGTGCACAAATACAGGCATAGATCAGTATAACAAACCCTACTTTGAATCCAACGCAGCAATGCAAGGGTGGTTAGCCGGAAAAGTAAAGGCGTCTTTCACCCAATACTCATACCAGAGAGCGGACGAGAGGCAATACTGCCGTGTTGAATACAATTACAACGATGCCTTGACATGCGACATTATCATGTGGCAAAATACCGGAACCGGACCGCGCTGGATTATCGCGAACATTACAGGTGTTGAGTGGGTAAACCCGAACACTACAACCATCTATTTTGAAGTGGATGCATTTTGCACCTATTGTGGAGACATAAATTGGGCAACATCCTATAGTCTAGTAGAACGAGAGCACGTAACAAATGACTGGAAGGGCGCAAACCCAAACTGGATTAACATTGGGATACCCGAAGGAATGGGAGGCACACCAGACCAAGTTGTATATGACCAAATAAAGGCATACGCACCAGATACATTTGTGGTATTCACTCCTTATGATTCTTCCGGACAACCAATGTTTGGAGGCACTGTAGAAAATAATGTGTTTAACGGCTTAACTATGAGAACTTTTTCAAGCGCAGGAGCCGTTAACAGCTATTTGCAGAGCGTAGCAGAATCAAGCGAGGGAAAGCTAGAGAATATCCTAGGCGTTTACTCCGTACCCGGCGATTTCCTATCCGATTTGTCAGAAGCAGTTGAAACTATTCCGCCGTGGCAAAGCGGCGGAGCAATTGGTCCAGACCTTTGCAGAAATGCGAAATGTTATTCTAGTGAATTTTGCGTGGCGCAAGTAGAAGGCATGAACAGCGAGACAGTGACATACAAACCCGAGCTAATCACAACACAAGGCACGTTTAACTTCCATATCTACGGGCGCTTTATCGGAGGCGGCGGAGGAATCATTGCAACGCCAGACGCCTATGACTACATGGGAAACCCTGGAGAATACGGGTGCGCAATCACCGTATTTCCGCAAGGTGCATGGGTTGGAAATCAATATGCTCAGTATCAACAGACCAACAAAGTAAACATTCTAGCAACCACAGCAAAATCAGCTGGATCTTTCATCCTTGCAGGAGCAGCTGCTGCCACAGGGGTAGGAATGGCCGCCGTTCCGGGACTCGTTGCAAGTGGCCTCAGTAGTGCGGCAAGTATTTGGGATGCAGATACAAAGGCCAAAAAGGGTTCAGCCGCTGTTAATGGCTCTGTGTCTTCTGACCCCATCCTAGCTGCCTCAATTGGCCAGTTTGGCTTCAAATTCCGCTGGTACATGTGCAACGAGAGCATCATGAAATCAGTTGACAGCTTTTTCGACCGCTACGGCTACAAGGTCATGAGGCTGAAAGTTCCAGAGCGCAACAGCCGTCCATGCTGGAATTTTGTTAAGACTTCTGAGGGTCACGTATCCGGTGCTATTCCAACCGTCTACAGAGAGCGCATTGAAGCAATGCTAAATGCTGGTGTCACATTCTGGAACGTAGGAGCAAGAGCCATCGGTGACTTTTCCAACCCGTCCGCTAACAAGAGTTAGGAGGTTGCCATGGAAACTGTAATTGTTGCTATACTCTCTCTAATCGGAACTCTAGTTGGAACTTACGCAGGAATTGTTTCAGCCAACAAGGTGACAGAGTGGAGAATAAAGCAAGTAGAATCTAAAATATGCACCCTATCAAAACAAGTGGAAGAACTTACAGCAACAGTGAACTACATACAAGGCAAAATGGAGGTACTACATGACAATTGAGTTTATAACAGTTGTAGCTCTAGTGCTCATTTATCTGGCAATCTATATGTTACTAATCCCGGTTGGAAAACGTCTACACTACATTATGTCCAGAACAGTATTCAAAAATAAACCGATCAACCATACCGCATATTGGCTGACATACATAATGGTAAATATTATTGTATCTCTCACAGGAATGATTATCATTTTCAACCTAGTAAAATACACTGCGGAGGTGTGGATTATATGACCAATCTATTGAAACGATTAGCTAACCTCATGTCCGTTAAATCCCTAGTAACAATCGCCCTGACAATCGTGTTTTGCATTATGGCATATAAACAGACAATCTCACAAGACTTTATGACCATATACTCTGTTGTTATCGCTTTCTTTTTCGGTGCTCAAAGTACCAAGAGCAACAACCAGGAACTTCAAAACGACCTAGAATACGCGGAAACGAAAAACGCAGAATTATATAACCAGTTGATGGAGCTGTCAAAAGAAAACGCGGCCTTAACCGCTGAACTAGAGGAGGCATACAAGAATGCATCTAATCCGGAACTACCTGACGAATAACGACTGCTATAAAGCAGGTAAGCCTCTAAATATTCGAGGCATCATGGTGCACAGCACAGGTGCAAACAACCCCAACCTAAAACGATACGTTCAGCCAGACAAAGACGGTATCGGCGTAAACAAGAACGGTAATGACTGGAACCACCCCGGTATTGAAACCTGCGTACACGCCTTTATTGGAAGGCTGGATGACGGTTCCATTGCCACCGTGCAGACCCTCCCATGGAACATGCGCGCGTGGCACGCCGGTTCAGGCCGTTGGGGATCGGCAAATAACTCCTATATCTCTTTTGAGATTTGTGAGGACGGCCTTACAGACCCAGATTATTTCAACGCTGTATATACAGAGGCTATAGAACTCTGCGCCTATCTATGTAGGCTCTACAGGCTGGACCCATCACAAGAGGATGTCCTAATCTGTCACTCTGAGGGCTTCACCCTAGGGGTAGCATCCAATCACGCTGACGTTATGCACTGGTTTCCAATGCACAACAAAACGATGAACGACTTTAGAACAGATGTATATGCACTCCTGAAAAGCGCCGGTGGAGCATCCCCGGAAGAGATCGTAAGAGAATACCGTAAGACACTACAGGACAATGATGCAGAGAACTGGTCAGAAGAGGCCAGAGAATGGGCAATTAGAAACGGTCTTATTACAGGATACGAAGGAAATTACATGTGGCAGGATTTTGTAAATAGAGAACAATTAGTTACCATTCTTAAAGCCTTCAATAAAACATTGGGAAATCCCGTGCCGTAAACTACACTCAACTCCCGGCGTCTACCGTCAACTCCCGGCGTCTACCGTCAACTCCCGGCGTCTACCGTCAACTCCCGTAGAGGCAATTAAAGACCAGACCTGGGCTGTAATGGGATGAGGTATAACGACAAATCGCATATGCAATGAAACCGGACGTTAAAGACCAGAGCTTTTCTGTTATGGGCTAGGGTAGACAGACAAGACCAGGCCAGACCAGTCCAGTAAAGATATTTATTGTAAGGTATCGCTGGAGATATGCCTCGAAAGACCAGTATAGCCCATAAAAGACCAGACCAGGACAGTTTATTATCCGATATTAGTTTAGGAGGCGTTACAATGAAAGTATTTATTTCACAGCCTATGATTGGATTTTCCAGGGAAGATGTTTTGAGGAGAAGGCAGGAGGCTGGGAGAAGCATAGAGGGTGCATTATATGAGGGTTAAAAAGCGCAATGGGCCGTTCTCTAAACTGTATAGTAGGATTTTGGGCTGGATTGTGGTGTTGTTTTTAGCCTGCTTGTTGGCTGGAGGGTTTTATCTGGCTCTGCTGTCTATCAAGTATCAGTACACGGGAGCTTTGGCTTGTTGGACCATATGTGCAACACCTATCGGAACGGCTGTTACGATTGTGCTAGGTAAGACCATAGACAAAGAGATACAGAACGTAAAAGGACCTAACGGAGAGGGACTTGATTATACAAACGGCGCAAAGGAATACAACGTGGATTCTGCGCCGGTTTAGGAGGTGGTAAGATTGTTTGATTGCTTTTTCGGTGCAAATCTTCCGGGCATAGTATTCCCATCTAACGGAGCTAGGGCGGAGGTCTTAAACGCACAGCAGACCATAGAAATTTATAACCGATTTATCAATATGGCGTTAAGCCGGTTTAGATGGACGGGCCTGCCGGACAGTTGCAATGAACGCGCGCTTGAAATGACGCTGTTGTTTTACGGCGTGGCGCTGTTCGCTAATGATCCGGACCTAGGGTATATCCATACAGCGGTAACTTTGCCGGGGCCTTTTAACATCTACTATGAGAGCGTAGTGAGAGAGGCGTATAGTTTCGAGTATCGACACAGATTTGACATTGATAATAGTGTGTTGATTAGAGCTAATAAGACTATGACGCCAGACTATCTTTCTATTTGGAACTATTCGCCCAAAATTTCAAACGCACTCAGAAGCATCGATATCCACACTGAGACTATCAAGAGACCATTTGCAATTCAGTGTGACGAGAAGGACAAGCAAAGCGCTATCACGGCGGCAAACAAAATTGCCGGGAATGAGATTGCTATTTTCGGCTCTAAGTTCGGTAACCCTGAAAGCGTGAAGGTAATGAACTTTGGCGTAAACTGCGTGCTGAATGAGATGTGGGCAAATGTGCGAAACTACATGCAACAACTTTGCACGAGCTTAGGAATTGATAGCCTTACAAGCGACAAGAAAGAGCGCCTTATTTCTGCGGAGGGGCAGGGGCAGAGAAATCCCACGCGGCACATTATCGAGAGTGAGCTGTGGTGCAGGGAAAGGGCATGTGAGGAAATCAATACTATGTTTGGCTTGAATGTTGGGGTAGAGTTGAACGCCGTGGAAGACTTCATGGAAGAATTCATAAAGATGGATAAAGGTTTCCAGGAGGGAGGTGACGTCGGTGCGTCAACTAATAGGGACGAGCCAGATTAACCCGGAATTGGGGGAACTCGTTTCGGGCGGGTATGAAGTTTTCAACGACTGGTGGAACACCTTTATTCCAGAACATAAGAAGCACCTAGAGGGAAAGATTATAACATACTATTGGTTTAACCAGATCGGCGCGGAGACGCCGGACAGATTCAAGCATTTTCTTAACGCGGAATTGATGAAGATTATGCCATACTATAACAGGCTATATGAGAGCGAGCTAATTAAGTTTGATCCCATGTTGAATCAGTTGGTCAAGACTAATGGTAGAAACGTGGAGAATCTGCTTAGGGTAGCTAATTCCGGTGAGAATTCGGCAGCCGTCATGCTCAGGGATTTCGTGAATAGTCATAGGGATGACGAAAGCACAAAGGGGAATTTAACTGGCGCATATGATAGCACTTTGGATCACACGGCAGAAGAGACATATGAAAAGCAGGGCGACAAGACTTCTAAAGAAGTTGTTGACGAGGATGTAACCGGAACTAAAGATTCTACAACTAGGGTTGTTGATAACACGACTGAGGACAATTCTAAGGATATTACCAGGGAGCTCACTAAGGACAGGGCACTGAATGAAACGGTAGAGACGACACGGGATACGACTACTAAGACAAGTGGGTCTGGAACTAGCGATAGTACGCTGGAGAGGTCTGTCAATACGGACGGAACGAAGCTTTATTCGGATACGCCTCAAAAGAATGTTAATTCTAGCGGGGGCGTGCAGAACAGTGTTGTCTGGAACTATCTGACCAACGCAACGCAAACAGGAGAGGACCAGAACACCGATGAAAGTACGCATACTAGCAACAGCTATACAGAGGATAAAACGGAGAAGGTAACAGAGAACACGACTAGGAACGTGACGGAAAACGAAACTGAAAATGAGACGGTTGGAGAGACTGAGAAAAAGAATAAGGACTATACGAGTGATACAACATACCATGAGGATACAACAGAGAACACAGATAGGACTACAGACTATAATGAAGATTGGCATGAAAACGGCAAGTCTAACCTCACCGAAAATACAACGGGACATAATGATACCGTTGAGGATACAACGGGAGAACGTCATACAGCTGGAATCGAGCAGGGCAAGACAGATGAAAAGCATACGCAAAGCAAGGATAGAAAAGAAGATGAGACGCAGACAAAGGAAAGCGGAATTGAGGAAGTTGTCAGCGGGTACGTTGGTATTAGTGGGTCTGAATTGCTGGCGGCTTTCCGTAAAACCTTCATCAACGTGGACGAAATGATTATTGAAGCCCTTAGAGGGTGCTTTATGGAGGTATTCTAATGAAAGATTGTTATCATGATTTTGACCATTGCTGTGAGCCCGATCCTTGCAAGCCTGAGCATTGTGAGCCTTGCAGGCCGGGCCCCTGTGGAACTCCCGTTCCTCCGCCGGTTCGCCCTGTGGTGAATATCCCCGGACCTAACGTGCAGGCTCAGATGTGCGAAATGGCTGGCAGGGTGAATGAGTGTATCCTGAGATGGAATCAAATTCAGCGTAATTGCTATGAGGCTCTTGATAGAGTGGTTGGCGCGGCTGTGTCCAATGATGTATATTATGATCGGGACGAGGTTGGCATGGAAAGCGGGTACTCTGAAAACGATAGTTGCCCCTACCATGTTATCAACGTGAAGTGTGTTGACAAGTGCGGTAAGCCTATCTTTATCAAGCTTATGCCTGCATTTGGAAATACTACAAATTCCGGGCTTGTGCAGAGTATTCAGGATGTTAGTTTTGTGACTAACGCCAACGCAATTATTAGTGCAACCACGGACGCACCGTGGAAGGGCGTAGCACGGTATATGGGTGCGCCTATGGCTAGCACACCTGAGGGTGGCATTTTCTGCGGCGGATTCAACCGGCACGGGGCGCTAAAGATTTTCGGTGGTGATACTGACGAGGATACTCTGTGCCAGAATCAGGTGGTTGATCTCATTGGCTCTGTTATTCCCATCATTCTGGATGGTGAGATTACAGAGCAGGCTAAGGGGATGACCACCAAGCAGGCGATTTGTGCGATTGGTTATAAGTCCTCTAACGGTGATAAGGTATTCTTTAACTGCGGCAAGCAGGATGTGCAGGGTATGCAGGGTATCACTGTAGCGAATATCCTGAAAGGCATGGGTTGTACAACGGCTGTTATCACCGCGACTGCGGGCGGCGGCATGGAGTATCTGGGTAGCCTCACCTCTTCCCCTGACAACTGGCAGATGCCTAAGAACTCCGCGTATTGGGTGGTTAGCAAGCGCCCTTTTGAGGGATGGTGCAATCAGTTTGAAAGCTCTATTGCACAGCTGGTGCAGAGAGTCGGCGGCCTGAAAACTGAGATTGACTTTATCAACCATGAGGTTGACGAGGTTAGCGAGGTAGCAAACAAGGCGTGGGAGCTGGCGCAAAAGAACGCGGACGATATCGTGGAGATTAAGGCGGACATTGAGAGAATCGATGGAGAAATCACAGCACTGGAGGAGCGCATTACTACCGCCGAAAATGATATCAAGGCTCTGGATGCGGCTCTAAAAAAGGAGATTCAGGACCGGAAGGACGCTGACGCGGCAGAGGCGCAGGCGCGGCAGGAGGCTGACGAGGCGCTGGGCAAGCGGATTGACAAGGAAATCGCGGACCGCGAGGCCGCTGACGAGCAGTTAAATACCGCTATTGAGACTGAGAAGGCGGAGAGGACCGCCGCTGACGCTGTGCTCCAGGGCAATATCAATCAGGAGGCTATTGATCGGGCCAATGCGGACCTGAAAATTGAGCAGAATCTCAATAAGGAAATTGTGAATCGTACAGAGGCCGACCAGTTGCTTCAAGACCAGATCAACGGGCTCACTACCGGGGACGTGCCGCTTCCGTACGTGAAGAAGGCCGGTGACACAATGACCGGTGATCTACAGATGGAGGGCTCCGCCGTTGTTAAGCTGGTAGACGGCAAGACGGTTAAGGGTGCTTTTTACCGGGATAATGGGGATGTGTGCGTTAAAAGCGAGACCGGAAACGTTCGGATTCTGGGAGCGGCCACTCTTCTGACGACTGCGGATAATGGCACTGGACAGCTCAAGATTGGGGCTATTACCATTCAACAGCATATGAGCGGAGATATCCCTCATCTTGATATCAATGTGGGCGCTGACGCGGGTGCTGTGTACGTGAACAGAAATGGGATTGACGGTGGTACTGGTGAGCTGTGGGTCACTGAAATTCATGCTCCGAACGAACTGAGGCTTGCACCGGGTACGAACGTCAATGCTATGGATCACAGGATTACGGGAGTTGCGGACCCAGTTGATGACGGGGACGCTGTGAACAAGAAATATCTTGACAGTCACGGCCCTGAGTATACGTTACCAGTTGCTAGTGCTACCACTCTGGGTGGCGTAAAGGTTGGTGCTAATCTGACGATTACGCCAGAGGGTGTGCTGAGCGCTACCGGCGGAGGCGGCGGTGGCGGTACGGAATATGTTGCCGGCGAGGGTATCGTTATCTCTGGGAACACTATTTCTACCGATCCGACTAAGGTGCCGACTAAGGAGGAACTGGAGGGCTATCTGCCGCTGGCTGGTGGAACGATGACCGGAAATATCAAGTTCAAGGGAGACGCTGAATATATCGGTGCTACTGTGAACGATGCTGACCATTCCATTGTCATTGGATCTCAGGGTGAGGGTGCTATTATGGGGTCCGTGTCTGCTGGGCATAGTCCCACTCAGGTTGATGCTATTATCAACGCCAACCTGAATAGTAAGAAGGCTAGTGTGCAGGCGACACGGACTACTGACGGTGGGAGTAATGTTGTTATCGAGGCGCAGGACCCGGATAGTGCGAACGCGGTGAGTGTCAAAGTGGGCGCTAAGGCGGCGGACGTGACGGGGGCTACGCTTGCGGTATACCGCGAGGGTGCTAAAAACGTAGTAGAAGTTACGTCTGGCGAGTTGAGGTTACCAGAGAAGTCTGACCACGTGTGGTCGTTGTCTACCGCTAATAACGGGCTTGCTTATTTCAATTTTGACGGTGAGGGAGTTATGGGGCTTTCTCAGACTACGCCCGATGACAAATACCTTACCATGGAGGGGCACAGAATCACTAATGTAAAGGACCCTGTGAGCAACCAGGACGCGGCAACCAAGAAGTATGTGGATAGCAAGGTTGGCGGTGGGCCATTCCTGCCGACTGCTGGTGGAACTATGCGCGGCAATATCAATATGGCGGAGCACGATATTGTCCGCGTTTCTCAGCTTGCTTACAACTCCTTTACTGGCAATGGTCCTAGGTTGGACTTCCGTTCTAATGGGATGTACATGGTTTACAACGGTGTGGACAAGTTTGGCATGGACGGTGACAGCCTGCACGCTGGCGGGCTCGCGTTGAAGGATTTGAAGAACCCGACGGACGCACAGGACGCGGCTACTAAGGCGTATGTGGATAGTAAAACGGGTGTTATTGACGAGCCAGCTTCCGGGAGTATTGTGATTGATACGCCCACCGGGCGCGTTACTGTTAACGCCAATATTACTAGAACGGCGCCTGACAAAATTTTCTTTGCCCACGGTATGTTGTTTATACGGATTCCTAACGCCATTGTTCCAGCGTCCAGAACCTCTTTTGGCACTATAACCACTTCCGGATTGTATGCGCCGTATGTTTCTGCTATGGGAGTAATTGATACCCTGTGGGGCCCAAGTGATGGTAATATCGACCTGGAGGCGTCGCCAGCGTACACTGGAACCGTTTTTATCGTTGTTTGCTCTGAATATTCAGCAACTAGAAACGCTATTGGTCCAATGATTGCCGGGTAACTATGGAGGTGATATGATGCATTGTGAATACATTCAAATCAACCCTACGCAGGAAACCGTAAAATTTGACGCCAATGGGCACACCGTTTACCAGTTTTTTCTGGGCAATGTTTGGACACCTAAGTTTCTGTGTGTTGAAAATGCGCAGATTCCTATGATGTCAAACGATGGGAGCTCGCCCAGCGGCGCTTATGTGACCTGTGAGAGCGACAAAGTCTTACTTCATCTGGTGAACGCTGGGCAATATGACCATGTGGTGCTGATTGAAGAGGACGATATTAGCGATTTATTTAGCAATATCGCTGTATTGCTAAATTCTATCAGCTCCAAGCTGGATACGGCTAACACAAGGCTGAGCGAGATTGCTACAAATACCGGCAGGATTCAGTAAGTAAGATAGAGGTCGTGAACGTGTTGGGCGTTTGCGGCCTC